TCCGCCATCCTTTTGGGAGGCTTTACGAAAGATCGAAGGATCGGCATAATTTCCTGAGTAATACTCTTGGATATCTTGGCCGCCTACGCTTCGATACGTGCTTAGCGCATCAATGTTCTGCCGATGAGAAGATATAACATCGTTAAGAGAGTAATACTCCCGATAGAAAATGTAAACTCCCTTATAGGCTGCGGCCCAGAGACAACAGGTTGGGCAAGCATCACCATGATCGAGAATCCTATAAAGAGCAGAATTACGCCTAAGCTCAGCAATAAAATCTGGATTCCATTCGAGTATTGATTCATTATGGATCGAATGGACTTGGGCACCAGAAAAGCCCCATTTACCGTAGAAATACTTTTGGACCCATTCAGGATCGCGCATTTTCATCTGCGCAATTGTATGCGGGTCGTTTAGTGATTCGTCGGTAGCTCCTTCAATATAGAAATGGTCTTCGATTCGTTCGATGGAATCGGGGTGATAACGCCTGTAAATCCAGTGAAAAGTGGTATCGGGGTTACAAAGAATATCGATGAAGTTGGGCACGCGGGGCCGATTATAGTCGTCACGCGGCCAATAAGGATTTCCTTCAAGGTATTCTTCTGGAACTTGCGCTTGATCCCATCGTCCAATTCGGGAATCGAGGATAAGATAGATGCCTTCATCAATCTCTTCTGCTTGGTCGAGGAGAGCGCTATTAATTTCCAATCCTCGCATGGATTGCTCATCGAAAGCGTCCAAGTGCATCCAGAGGATTGTTGATCCATTTACAAGCTCAGTAATGTTACTCTGCTTAGAGTGGCTTTTAATTAGAGACGGCGGGCAAATCTTAAAAAACGTCTTCTGCGTCGTCTCAATAAGGTCTTTCAGAACTTGTCTTGCAATCACCATCCTATATTTAGGGAAGGTGCTGAGCATTATAAAAGCTCGAAGACAGCCAGCATAACTCTTGCCGTTGCCAAAACCACCAGAAAAGCAATTATTTCGCGTTCGTGTCCAGAAAAAGAGTTCTTGTTCACGATTGCGAAACTCGATATTTACTTCCATAGGAAGGATTAACGGTAATAATAAACATCGAAAGTAGCGGAGGCATCGAGAGTATTATAAGCGTCGTTAAGCGTAATAATATTTCCTGCAATGAGGAAATCTCGATTTGGCCGCACTTGAAGGCCATTAATGAAAAGCTGAATGAAGGAATTGGCGGGGGTAAAGGAGAGGGTTAAAGTGTTTCCGTTACGCGTAACTGTTTCGGAAACAATAGTAAGACTCGGCCTAATTTGAGCCGCGTCGAGTTTGGTAGGATTTTGCCCGAACGCGCGCTGAAGAAACAGCGGGAGTACAGGTAATGCGAACAGAAATCTACGCTTCATCGAAAGCATCCTCCACATTTCCTTCGTATCCAGTAGCTTTGAGCTTTTCTTGATGCTCTAAATCTACTACAAAGGGCCGCGTCCATACGTGGCGATAACCCATTTTATCGCAATGTTCACGCGCACGCATCACGGCTTCTCTAAGCGGGCCGCAAAAGTTAAAGTGCTTCTTCTGAAGCATATTTCCTTGGCGAAAGTGGAGGATATAAACCCGCGACTTTTCATGTGCCGCCGGGGACGCGGCCCCAGGAGTAGAAGTCGCAGGAGATGAAGTTGCATTAGCCATATTAATTAGTTGGTCCCTCGATTTTTGCATTATGAATATTCGGCGTAATTAGTTGCAAGAGACTCCGTTGCTCTTTTCCCATAATATTAATGTGAATGGCCGGAATCGTGGGCTTATCTGCTTCGCGCAAAACTCCATGAGTTTGGAGAGCCAATTGAGACACGCGAATAATCTCAGCTGGCTCGCCATTGCGGAGAACGTTACCCATCCCTCTCGCAATATCTTCTAACGAAGCCCCATGCTCATTTAAGAGTTCTGCAAACTTATTCTGAGTCGCTTCGACTTTCTTCGATTCTTCGAGATTCTTTACACCGATCCCCGCTAATTTGAGAGCTTCCTGCGCCGGGTCGAATGGTTGAAGTTTCATCGGGAATAAAGAGATTAAGCGGCGAATTGTTTATGCGTTCGCGGGCTTCGGTTTCTTCCATAAATTAAAGTTTACGCTCAAGGATTGCGCCTTGATAAGTTGAATCAGCCTCATCAAGATCGCACATTGCAATTAGCCGCCACCCTTCCGCGGCCATCTCATTCAAATTATCAATTTGATAGATATTGCTAAGCCGTAGAAAAGTGTATTCATATTCTTGAAGTGCAGCTTTATTTAGCTTAGCTTGCACAGTGGCCGCAGTATCACTAGAATCAATAGTAATAGGCATTTAATTTTAGCGGGGCCAGCTAGTTGCTCTAGCGTCGTCGAGCCATCGAAAGGAGAAAATAAAGAATTGGCGAGTTCTTTATTTTTAATCGCTGGCCCCTTGAGAGAGATCATAGCATAGGCTTGCGCCTATGTCAAGGGGCTTGACCTCACTATATCTCTAGTGCTATCATAGGGTTAGCCGCTGTTCCCCCTAAATGCGTAGCCTCTTCGCCTTTTCTTCATTAGTGCTCACAATTTTTTATTTTTACGATTTTAAGGTACTTTGGAATTTTGGAAATTTTTAGAATTTTTAGAATTTTATACGGGAGAGGGGTACATACACAAAAATAGTCCCGCCCCTACGTATTCGGGGTATCCGGGTGGGTTTAGTTCACGTTAAATGCTTCGCATCACGCGCGTTTACGGTTAAAATTAACAGTAAATACTATGCACAACACATTATGTTATAACACTATGACTCATGCGGCCAATATTAACTTGTAAGCGCATACAATTAAAATAACATTAAAAAGACTTGACAAGCGGAGGGGCATATTAAGATGGTAGCGCGGGATACCGCAAGCGGAACACGGCCGCTAAACCCCGTGACTCTCAGAAACGGAGCAACAATGCCCAATATCTCGTCTAAAATGTACCATATACATCGTGCTTGCGCCTACTGTGGCGTGAATCTTTATGGTACGCCGGCGGGCCAATGGTCTTACGACACGCACTCCAAGGGCATTCACTTTCACGTGAAGTGCCGATTGGAAAAGTTAGGGCAGGTTTCACAACCTACGCCGAATCCTTCGCCAATGACGCCAAAAGCGCCTACAGTGGGTTTTCCTCCTCCACAAACTGTTCCCACCATCATCCAACCTTCGAGCGCTTGTATCGCGCGTGCAACGAAGCTAATCACCGAAGGACGCAAGATCGAAGCTATCAAAGAGATTCGCACCGAAACCAACATGAATCTTTACGAAGCTAAAGAGATCGTTGACCGAATCGCGGCTTTGTTGAAAGTAGCTTCACCGAAACCCCAAGAACAGGTACAGGTGCAGCCATCGGTTTCCCACACTGCAAAGTCTCTTCCACCGTCACCACTTGAAAAAGTGAGCACCTCCGGGATGCACTACCTTGCGCCAACCATCATTAAGCGCATGAGGCAGGGACTTTACCCTTTTCTCTATGGTGCTCCCGGTGCTGGAAAGACTACGCTCATGCAAATAATTGCGAAAGAAGCGGAGCTAGACTTCCTGCTTATCCCTGGTTCACTCGACATGCTTCGCAGCGAGATTCTGGGAACACTCAATCCCATTGCGCAACCAGGGCAACCACGGTTTAACCCTGCTCACTTTTTTGAGATTTGGGCTAACGGTGGAATTGTTCTCTTCGACGAGTGCGGCAACGCAGCAGGTAGCTTTTTGAACATTCTCAACGCTGCACTTGCGAACGTTGAAATACGCTTCCCTGATGGTTCACGTATCACAAAGCACCCACACTGCTATCTGGTATTCGCAGACAACAGCACATTGCATGGCGACGATGAAAGGTACCCCGAACGGCAAGATGCGGGTGGGGCTTTCCGAAACCGTCTCTATTACATGGAGTTCAAATACGATACTGAACTAGAGCGCAAAATCGTTGCGGACATTTGTCCCGGTCCTAGGGGCGAAGCATGGATTAATTTTGTGCATGAGATTCGTCCCATCGTTGAACGTGCAGAATTGCCCATTGCGGCTTCGCCACGGTTCGCCTATGCGGGTGCCAAAATCCTCGCTTACGAAGAGCGACTCACACTCGATATCATGCGAGATATCTGCAACGGAGCACTTTACGAAGGTCTACGACCTTCCGTTATCGAGCAAGTAAAGAAAGACGTCGAAAGGGTCATGAGCAACTATGCGCGTTACTAAGCGAATTCCATTTCATGACAAGCAGCTACTCGCATCCGGCCCACTGAAGCGCTACGCGAGTTTTGAGGCTACTGGAATCAAGCTAACAGACCTTCCCATCGAAGCTAGCGCATTAGAACAGGTCCAACGTTGGCGCGAAAAGATCGCACGAGTCTTAATCTCGAAAGACAAGATTCGGATGGAGACTCGCGCCACTGAAGGTTACCGCGTGGATATCGATGATGCACTTGAAGGCGAAGCGGAGTGTTTTCGCATGAAGCGATTTCTTCGTCCAGCACCAATTAAGATTGGGATTAATCTCAGTGGGGACGCCAATAGCACCGAAATCCAATGTATTCGTGGTGGTGCGATACTTGCGTTTACTGACCTTTGCAAAAAGCAGGGGCGCAAGTACACACTTGAGGTCTGCTACGGGAATGGGCTTCAAATGCACTCTGCTGGTATCTGTCATGTTCGCGTGCCACTACCCGCGTATGCCACGTCAATCACGCACATTTGCCTAAGCAATCAGTCAATGAGAGCCTTCGGAGATCGTTTGGTAGGGCCGCTGGCGCGAACAATCTATATCAACGGAACGCAGGGCCGTTGGGCGGGATTCTATCGCTTCTATGAGTTTGAAAAAGCCAGAATCCATGAATTCGATTTCGTTCTAGATCGCGTGGAAACAACTGATCCAGAGATCGAATACAAGCGCGTGCTAGATCGACTAATTAAACTTGGAGTGGTCTAAGTGGCTTCGCCACTGGCACGAGTTAAAAACTAAAAAGGTCCAAAGGGAAGTTAATCCCGATGGACCTATTTTTTGGCTTCACCAAAGTTAAAGTTAACTCTCAGGGAATTAACTGAGTATGAGAGTATGAAAAGCTAATTCCCTGGGAGTATTAAAAATTGAGGCGCTGTCGTACTTACCGAATCTCCCGATGTGATCGGGTTTGCTTGCGCCAAACTTCAGTTACTCGTCATCGCCGTCGTTGTCATCGTCATCCACATCGCTAGCAGCGTTCGCTGCTTTAATCGCTTCGAGGATGGCAGGGTTCGAGCGCAACATGGTAAGCAGCGCTTCGGTCTGTTTCGCGCGATCCATAGTGCTCCACGGAGGAAGTGCACGGAAGGGGCGCAAAACGCCGAGCACAATCTTCTTCGAGACTCCCTTGCTGAGAACGCTTTTCTTCGCCTCAGAAAGTGCCGCGCGACGCAGATAGGAAGTGAGTGCTCTCAAAACAACTTCTTGCGAATTATCAATACGGGTCATAGCGTCCGTAAGGGTAATCGGCGCCGTGAATTCAACTTTCACAGGCTCAGTACGAGACTCAAGTGTCGTACCATCGAAGTAGCTATAGCTTTTTTCGATGATTTCAACGGTGGGAACAGCGGGGGTGGGTGAAGTACCCATAATACTTAATCTCCTTTGGGCGGATGCCCGATTGAATTACCTTACGAGATCAGAATAGCAGAGTCTACCTCTCTTGTCAATAGGGGGAACGCAATTTTTCTAAAGCTGGCAGCGGGCGATCTTGGCGAGGCCCATCGGTAATCAGAAGCGTATAGAGCCGCTGAGATTCAGTCACCAGCAGGGAGACTCCAGGCCTATCATTATATAAGCCTGTCCCCGCATCGTGCCCGCCAGCGGCGAAGAATCGTACTGTCGTAGGCTTTAGTCTGCCATTACGTGTCTTTAGTTTCATGGGATGCTCCGTAGTGGTGAATTCAGCTTAGGTGCGCTGTAGGCCTATAATAGAGGATACGCAGGGCGGGGTCAATAGGGAACAGAGGGCGAAGATAAGGGGATTAGGTAGCGAACATCGAGGGTGGGTGAAACTGCGCAGGGGCGGAATTGGAGGTTTTTGAGCGTACTAGAGGGGGATTCTAGACGATGTTAAATCAAGCTAAGCCTAGTCTAATCAATGGGTTATCAGGATGCTTAGCCCGTACCCTCCTATACCCTCGGTGGTGGTCAAAAGCGTAGGTGAGCTAGGCTGTTGAAAACAATGGCTTTGTTGGCTCGATGATTCACATATATATTTTTTAATATATAAAACACTAGAAGAATAAGTCCTTTAGAATCAATGGCTTACCTGACCCCTCTCCTGAGGGTAAAGGTAGGGTAGGAGAGGGTCGGCTTCGCTGATGGGCTTAACTCTAATGCTATCAATGAGTTAGCGTCAATACCCATCACCCAAATTCCCCCTTGACAACACCTAGAAACCTGCTATACTACACCTAGACAATCTGACACCGGCACCAGTTGGGTCAAATGCCCCACTGATTCTCACTTACAGAGCAAAAGTATATGAAATCCATCGAAGAGTTAACGCTGCAATTCATGAGTAATGCAGCGCCCTTGTTTAATCCTGAAGAGTCTGCAAAGTTGCAGGCTTTCTTAAATCCTGAGGACCCTGAAATTCCCTGGAACAACTATTTGAAAGTCTCCCGTGAGTGTGTCATCTCACGACTTTCTTCAGTGGAAGTGCTAATTACAATGACGTGTCCCCTGAGTGGGGCTATCGTAATTAATCCCGATGCCATCGGCGCTATGATTCTCAACGCCTTTTGGCACGGTATTAAAGCGGCGCAAGAAACGAAATGAAGGATGAAGAGTCTTTCGAGGACATGATGAAAAAGATGATGGGCGAGGGCGCGTAAGCGCTTTCGTCTTTTTAATTTCACCGAGCAAAGATCATGGAATTAAAGACCATCGAAGAATATAAACAGCGCCTAGAACAAGCGCAACAAGACATAACCAAACTCACTCAAGAGTGTAATCATTTTAGAAGTATGCTGTTCACTCAAGAGCTAGAAGTTAATGGTATCTTCCTCGCTCAAAAGCGCGTCGAAATCTCTGCGCAGCCATTAGAGACTATCATGGCCGCGCTCGAAGTTCATGAGAAGTTTGCCAAGCTCTACGCTGAAATCCTGCACACTCAAATGAGTAAGGATCAGCTTAAGGCGCATGTTGCGAAGCGGGAAGAAAAGAAGCTACAAGCGGCTCGCGACTATCGAGAACAGAAAAACAAGACACTCGATCAGCGCGTCGAATCCAAGATGATGACGGCGGAGCAAGCGAAGAAAGTTAAGGCGATTAAAGCGCTTGCTAAAACGCTCGGCAAATCTTTCGACGAAGCTAAGATGATGATTGAGATGATGAGTGGGGGAAAATGAAAACCCTAAAATATTATCTCTCTCCAATTCTAAAAATGGCCCTTTCGGGGGTCATTTTAATTTTGGTTCTTGAGTTTATGAGAATTGCAATGAATTAGCTTTCTCGGCTCTCATAAGCTTTAATCAGCGTAAACATAAGGATAAATCTCATGACCCAAACAATTGAAAATTGCACCGTAGAATACGACACCGCACGCGGTGTTTACTACGTGCATTCGCCGGATGGCGAAACAATCCTACGCATTTGCCGATTGCAACGGAATCGTCCATATCGAAATGAGACGCCCGCAGACCCTTTATTTTATGGCCTATTAGACATAACAGCGCCAGAGAAAGTAAGCTACCCCGAAAATTAATTCCCATGCGCCTCCAAATTAAATGCAAAACCTGTAACAAGCCCGCGGATATCCAGAGCGAGTTCCCGATGGGGAATCTCGTGATGTATGTTTGGCGGTGCGGCCATACGGAATTGCGAGAGAAGATTCAATTAGAGACTGAGGATAATGCTGCTGATTTACTTCCTGATGCTCCGCAGGATACCGTAAACGGCGCCAGCCCTATTCCTCAGTCTCTAATTGACCCGTCTTTCGCATCTACTTGCGGCTCTAAGCTAGCCTATGACTTCCAGGTTGACGGTGTTAAATTCGCTGAAGAGTCTGGCTTTAATTGTCTCATAGCTGATGCTATGGGCCTAGGTAAGACTATTCAGGCTCTTTTAACTCTCAAGCGAAATAAAAAGCATTTAACTCCTGCCCTGATACTCGTGAAGAGTAGCTTAGTTTTTCAGTGGTCTAAAGAATTAAAGACTTGGGCATCGAATCATCCGTTCGGAGTAATGCCAATTCTCAAACGTGAGAATATTATTCCAGGATTCGGCTCTTATATCATGAGTATGGATATGCTCTCACGCAAAGGCGTGATTGAGCGCTTGCTTACTCTTGGTATCAAGTGTTTAATTCTCGATGAATCTCACTCTTTCAAAGACCCTGATAGTGCTCGCACAAAAGCCTTGATTAAATTCATTACTTTGGGTAAGATTCAGCACAAGATAGCGCTATCTGGCACGCCGATTAAGAATCGGGCTGATGAGTATTTCACGATTCTAAACTTGCTCGCTCCTGAGCATTTTAGATCGCTGGCGCAATTCCGTAATCGCTGGCTCATCCAAAATGATAAGGGTCAGTACACTCGAATTAATCCATATCGGTTAGACGATTTCAAGGCTTTAACTTCGCGCTGGATTCTCCGTAGAGAAAAGCACGAAGTTTTAACTAACCTGCCCCCTTTAACTCGTGACTATCGGTTTATCGAGATCGAAGATCAGGGTGTGAAGGATAGTTATAATAAGGCCGTGAGTCTCTTCGATAACTTCCTGAACAATACTACTAACATCACATCATCCGATATTCTAGGCTGGTTGGCTAAGCTAAGAGCAATTACAGGCCAAGCTAAATGTCAGGCCGCGCTCGACTATGCGCAGGAATTTCTCGATTCGTCTGATGAGTCTCTGGCTATCGGTATTCAGCATACTAGTGTGCGCGATACGCTCTATTACTTGTTAGAAGCCTTTGGTTATAAAGTATTGAAGCTCTCAGGTGAAGATAACAGCTACCGTAAAGACGCCGTAGTTAATGCCTTTAATCGTGGTGATGCGCGATGCTTAGTTATTAACATGATCGCTGGCGGCATCGGCTTAAACCTTCAATCTTGCGCTAATGCTTTAGTTTTAGAGCGTCAATGGAACGCAGCCGATGAAGAACAGTTTGAAGGCCGCTTTCATCGTAACGGTCAAGTTAATGCGGTTAATGTTACTTACATGATCGCCAAGGGAACCATAGACGAATTCTTTCATGATATGGTAGAAGAGAAGCGTAAAATCTGCGGTGAGACTCTAGTTAAAGATTGGAGTTTTACGCAGGATAGTGACGCAATGAAAGAATTAACGGATAAAGTGAGACGGAGTAAAATATGAGCAAAACATATTTCAAGAGTATTAGTGCTATCGAAAAAGCAGACCAAATTTTGTCGGCAGCTTTAACTAAATTAGGCGCTGGATTTGCTTACAAAGGGACCGAGTTAGCAAAAGCGCGCGAAATTCTCTGGGCTGCAAAAATTTATTTGGCCCGCCAGAAATAAACATATATGAAACACACTGGAGCTTGCAATACAGGTAAGAGTATAAAAATTTTTGTGAAGCCCACACGTAAGCCTTGTAAATTATGCGGGCTTAAGACGCACACAACTGCATTGCATATGCAGCTAAATAGACTAGAATCTAAGCGTAAGGAGTAAAATCTAAGTCTATGCAAACCTTCATTACTGATTTCAGTTTCTTCGATACTGCCCGCACTCTCGATAATAAACGCCTGGGTAAGCAGCGTGTCGAAGCAATGCAAATTCTAAAAATTCTAACTGGCGAAACTAAGCCAGGTAAGAATGGCAAAGTTGCATGGGAGAATCACCCTGCTGTTAAGATGTGGAGAGGATATGAGCGTGAACTCGCATTATATGGAGCAGCAATCTGTTGCACTTGGATTGATCGCGGATTTAAGGACACGCTATTTGATACTTTTGTTCTTTTGCTAACTAAACTCAAGCCTGTAAGGCGGCCTGATTGGATTAATGAAGAATTCATCAATTCTCACCGCGCCGCACTCTTAGCTAAGAATCCTGAATGGTATTCTCAATTTAATTGGGACGTTGAACCGAAGATTGAGTATATTTGGCCCGTGAAATAAAGGAGCAAAAATAATGGAAATTACTATCTTAAAAGATCAAATCATTACCGCTATTGACGGGATGGTTAAAGGAAGTGGTGAAATTAAAATTACACTTGAAGATGGGCGCATCTTTAGATTTTGGCATTGTCAAGACTGCTGCGAAGTTGTGCTTGTTGATGACGTTGTTGGAGACCCCAATGATTTAATTGGAGTTCCTTTAGTAGATATCCGAGAGGAGACTAATTCAGGCGAAAACAAAGCTGAGTGTGATACATTCACCTGGACATTCTATAAATTTGCTACGATTAAAGGCAGCGTGGCTGTTAGATGGTATGGCACGTCTAATGGATACTATTCTGAGTCTGTTGACTTTGAGGAGATTACGTCCAATGTATAAATTTCTAGTTAACTTCACTTGCCTCTTCTCTAAGAGAGCAACAATGATCCGTAGGCTGATGCTTGGGTTTAATGCAAGCTACGGGAGAATCTGGTACGTTATTTATAGAGGAATCTAATCCCATGAAAGAAACCCTCATTCTACTCGTTTATTCTGCTCTCATTACATTGGCCGCGTTTGCGTGGTCACATGACATTACGGTACACGAAGTTAAGAAGACCGAAATTCGTCTCTGCTATGAGCATGATGGCGTATGGAGTAATGGAAAGTGTGAAATAGTGGTGCTCCCACTGGAGAAGGAGAAGCAATAATGCCCAAAGTATCTAAATTCATTTGTGATGGGGCTAGCGGAGTAATGTGCAATTCCGAAGTTAAGGAAGAAAATGGGTTTAGTGTCGTACACCGTTATCCATACCTTGAAATTAGAAAAGGCATTTTTGAAGAAAAGGGCAACTTCTATTTCTGCTCCGAAGGCTGCCTACTTAAATACTTGACTCAAGCGATTAGAGAATTGAAATGAACCCAGATGAGCCAAAGGGACTAGAATGGGATCAGTTCGGTGCCCAAGATACTTTGTCTAGTCTCATCTTCAAGTTTAATGAGCGAGTTAGAGAAGTTGGAGAGAAATTCGACTCGGATCATTTTCATCTCTACTATTGTTCGCATTGTGGAGAAGGGTATAGCTTAAGGGCTAGCCAACCGAAACATAATTATGGGTTTGAGTTACATATTAATTGTAGTTGCTTAGTTACAACAAACTATATTCCTGGCTTAACTATAGCGGCTAGCTATCTTAAGTCTCATGAAATCCTCCACGAAAATATAATAATTCTTCGTAAAAAACATATTCAAAATGTCGAAAATTACATTAGCTCTCAGCAGCACTCAAATCTCTGAAGCCTTCAAATGTCCTCACGCATGGTCATTAGGCTTCCGTGAGAATCTAGCTAAAGCTGATAGAGTAACTACAGCTTTAGACGAAGGCTCTCTAATTCACGCAATGCTAGAGTCTTATTACACTCTACGCGCTTATGCTCCGCATATCTCAATGTTTGAACATGGTAAAGCGGTAATTGAAGTCTTTTCTAAAAACTTAGTCTATACTTCCTATGGAGTAGATGCTAAGCGTTGGGAATTTCTTTGTAACCGTTTTACGCAGTATCTCTGTAGATATTCTCAGAGTGATTTTAAGGTCTTAGTTAAAAAGAACACACCCGCCATCGAAGTGGGCTTCTCTAAGGTCTTATTTGAAGACGCAAAATATTTATTTTTAGTTGAGAGTAGGCTCGATCTCATTGTTACTTTGAATGATGAAGCCGCCTGGGTAGATCATAAGAGCCAAATGCAAGTAGGGGATTTGTATAGATATAATCCGCAATTCCTTACTTATGCCTGGGCGACTAAACTAAAGCGCGGTGTGATTAATTACTTCCGCACGCACTCTACATACAATGATAAGAACACATTCAATAAAGAGCTTATTACATTTCCCGAATGGTTAGTTGAAGAGTGGGAACAGGAATTGCTTAAGCTCTATTTTAAGCTCGCACAGGTATTAGAGCATCATGGAGTAGATTGTCCTAGCGATGCTTTTAAGCGTGAGCGGGCCGCGTGTGGTGGGGCGTTTGGGAAGACACCGTGTCAGTTTACGCAATTGTGCGAAACTAACGATGCGGCCATGCGCCATAACATTAAACAGTTTAGCTATGCTAAGAATCCGCCGAGGAGATCATGGGACTTAAAATAAAGAACTTTATTCACAAACATTGGTGCCGTATTCCTAATTGCTGGTCTTACATTCGCTATGAGTATAATGAAGACGCATATCGTGTCCTTTATTTTTGGGCTTTTGGCCGCAAATGGGAAGTAATAAAGTGGTTTTTAGACTAGAGATAAAATCATGCTAAATAAAAAAGATCATCTCCATACTCTCGAACGCAGTAGAATGAATCCTAAAGTCTACCGCTGTATGCACCCTGAGTGTACTTACTTTCAGCGTGCTGAGTTTGTTGTAGGAAAGAAAGCGATGTGCGTGTGCGGGAGAGCCTTTATTATCCCACGTATTATGGCCCTGAAAGATAAGCGTAAAACGCTCGTGTGCGAATTCTGCACCAAGTCTAAGAAGAGTAAACAACTCAATGCTACCACTGAAAAAATCCAAGATATTCTTGCTGAGATACTTCCTATTGAAACGCCAGGAGGAGGAGAATTACTATGATCGTTACTTCTAAAGAATCATTACCTATCTATGATAACCGTGGCTATTTCCAAAAAACGCTGCAAGTTATTACTGTTCGTAAGAACACTGAGATTTGTGGCATTTGTGGAAAGCCAGAACCGATTAATGAGCTAGGGGAATTTATTTACCCTTGCCTGAGGAAAGAAAATGGAAAAACTATTTCACATAGCTAAATGGGAAAATTGGGACTCTATTGTTGAAGGCATCTGGGTTTTCTATGATGTTACATTTACGCCAGAAGGCGCGGCTATTTATGGCCTTGAAAAAGCGGCAGCCGTAGAAATTGATTTTCAAAAAGCAGAATTTCGCTATGCCATTAACCCTCCGCAATCTGGCGAGTTTGCTTGCCTAGCTATCCATAAATTCGGAGTAATTATTCATGCCCAAAGCAAGTGAATATAAACCTGAGACTCGAATCTTCGCTTTATTTATTGGCCGCAGTGGAGATGGCAAAAGCACCGCGGCGGCATCATTTCCGCGCCCTGTAATGGACCTTGATTTTGATAATCGTTTTGCGGGAATTGCAGGCGCAATTACACAGGGGATTTACACCGCTGACAATGTAGACTATCAGATGTTTAACCCTCGCGGTGGCTATGAGCCTGTCGAAGCTCTATTTACGCAATGGGAAGTTGCGCGTATGCAAGGCCAATTTCCCTATAAAACGATTATTGTAGACTCACTAACGAGCCTTGCTCGCTTGCTAGTTATTGCTTCTCACAAACTCCAAAAGGGAAAGATGATTGGCAAGCTCCGAGTAAGCGGTCCTGGTGATTTTAACTTTGAAGCATCAGGAGTGCACCAAATTTTCGATTTTCTCCGCGTACTCCCTTGTCATGTTATATGCTCTGCGCACGTTATTGATAAGTATGGCAAGCTCGATAAGACGCAAGAGTATTCTGAAACTGGCATTGTTGGCGAAAAGCTAAGTGTTAGAGATAACCTTGGCGAGAATGTGCAGACCTATTTCGATAATGTGTTTCGCTTCTCCCGCGAAGTTGTTAATGGGCAAGTGAAATACTATGCAAACTTTGCTACTGATCTCGCAAAGAACTCATTTGGAATTCCTCCTGGAGAGCACGACATTACCGGGAAGAACTTTTATAACTATTTGCAAGAATTAACTACTAAGAAAGGAAGCTAGATGTATTGGATTACTTTTCCATCTGCTGCAACGGATGAACCTGTCTACATTGATCTTGATGAAGTCACGAATATTATTCCTGACCCTGCAACGGCTATTAAAGCGCCTACACTTAGAGTTACATTCAAAAATCACGATGTAATGAACATTGCGCCGGAGAGTAAAGCTAAGTTTTATCAACTCCTTAGAGGCTATATGACTACTAGAAAGGTTAAAAAGGCTAAATCCTAATGATAACTGACGCGATGAAACCTGAAGATGAAGTTAAGGTGGGGCTAACTGAGGCTCCGACGGAGGTTGTGATTTGCGAATTGTGCAAACGGCGCGTTATTAAAACATTGCTAGCTGCACATTGGGAAAATAGTTGTCCCTATTGGCCTGTTTATCCTACGAAGGAGTAACCTATGAATAATTACCCCAAAGTAAGGGCCGCGATCCGTATGCCGGATGGAACGACGTTGGAAGTGGTGGAAACGCCGGATCAATTGTTCACACTTCGCAACAAGAATACGCTTGAGCGCGTTGGCATGTGGCCTATTAATTCCTTCACTCGTGCCATCGGCGAAATCTATGGCCGCGTTAAGGCTATGGAAGAAAAGATCGAGAAAGCTAAGAAAGAGAATAAGCAATACTGCGCGAATTGCCAGTGCTTATTGGAGCTTTAACTATGCCTGCAACACGCGAAGAGGTTATTAATTTTCTAGCCGATGATAATAATGGTTTCTCACAAGCTGAAAAGTGGATAGTTAAGATGCAGTATAAAGGAGTTACACACCCAGGTAACTTTGAAGAAAAGTTGTGGGAACTAATGTGCGCGGCTGATGCGGATAATCTAGCTAAAATTGGGCTTGCCTTTCCAATTAAAGCTCATGCATTTTGGAGTTGGACTAATGGTGATCTTGAAGCACGTATTCGTGCCTCAGGTTTAAATATCTAAGAGTTTAGGGATTTAGTTCCCTAATATTCCCTACCTTAGCAGGGTTAAGCTAAGGAGAAAAGAGTAAACTAAAGTGAAAATTACACTTACTAAGTCCGATCTGATGAAGGGGCAAGCTATTGCCCCTGGTTGGTATAAGGTGGAAATTACTGCCTTTACCATCAAGCCGCCGAAGTCTGGCGGAGATAGCTTGAATTATGTTCCGACGTTCCGCATCCCGTCTCTTGATGGTTTGGAATTGAATCACACTTTCAATTCGCAGGCCATTGGGAATATGGGGCCTTTCATTGGTGCTTTGCAGAATAAGCCTGTAAAGCAGATTATGGAAGAGATGAAAGGCGGAACTTTGGAGTTTGATACCGATACTTGTGTCGGAATGAAGCTCCAGATTCAGGTTAAGAACGAAGAGTATCAAGGCCGCATGGTCAATAAGGTCGATGGTTTTCTTCCTTATGATGCGACGGTTCCGTTTTAACCTAATTTAACTAATGGCCGCGCGACTAAATAAACAGTGTCGGACAAGAGTAAAGTTTAACTTGGTGTAACTTCCCCACCGACGCGGCCAATTTTTGAAAGGAAACTTATGCGAAGTTTATATACAATTGAATATGAGAAGAAAGGTACCTTTCCAGACAAAGCCTATAAATTCGTCGTCGCAGACTCTCTTAACGATGTTGTCCTTTGGTTTGAAAAGAATCATCCAGAAAAGTTAATCTCAGTAAAGCAGACATACTCTGATGTTATTGTGTTAGCTGAAAGTAACCCTTTGGAGGATGCTAATGGCTCGACCAAAATCTCCTACTAATACAGTAGCAGACTACCTCATTTCACACGCACGCCTTCATGGAGGTTACATTCACCTAGCTTCTCTAATTCCAACGCTGCGCCAACAAGGTTTAATTAGCCAAACTTCAACGAATTCCAATGCACAAAGGGACATTCTTAAGTCGATACGCAATAGCGGCGCGTTTGTTCAAATTAAACCCCAAGGGGCGACGGGCGGTAATGGCACATGGCGGCTTAAAGAATTTTGTGTGGAAAGATAAAATAAACCGGCACCATTTAATTAGGCCAGGCAAAGAGTGCATATGCGGCGCATGGTTTAATCCGTGGCCGCGTGGCAATTATCGTACTAAAACCTGCTCTAATAAGTGTAACCGCGTTCTCAAAAGCATTAGCGTTAGGGAGTGGCACTTTAGAAAGGAACGAGAATCCTATGACTTTCGATGAATTTGACAAGATACGCCTAGAGTTTAATAAGCTCGAAGAAGCTACGTGCTATAGCAAAGGCGTAGAGTATGCGAACTCTAAGGATCGCCTTGGCAATTTTAAGCGCCTTGCTAATGAGCTTGGCATTTCTCCGATGCTCATTGCATACATTTATTTTAAGAAGCACATGGATGCAATCGCATACGTCGTCAAAGGTAAGAAAGAGCTTAGCGAAGCCTTTGAGTCACGTATTCAAGATGCACGAATTTACTTGCTCTTAATGTATGCACTTTTTATTGAGGAGAATACTAAAAATGGCAATCTCTCCTGATTACCGCGAATACACTGGTGCTAAGATAGACCAAGCTGAGCTAATTGAGATCGAACGAAACTTAAACTGTGTTCGCTTAGACGTTTGCTCAGATAAAGTAGCTCGCCTTGTTAAAGATGCACGAAGGATGATTAAAGAGATTCAGGAACGTTTAGATAACTCTTCCCATGAATAAAGTCGAATCTCATGGCTATGGCCGCGCAGAGATATTCTTTCTTGCGGGCTATCCGCTTGCGGCTGATCTCAATACAGGATTGGCTCTCAGCGGTAGCGCAGAGAATACTCTGAATTCGATGCTTTCACCTTATAAGCTAACTCTGAAGAATTGCTATCGGAGTCTGCTCATTAAGGAAAAGCTAACGTATTCCGCGACTAATACCAAGAAACTCAAGGCCGCAGTAGGTGCGGTAAATACGCAGGCTTATGAGTATGAGCTTCTCCAGGAGTTAAAGGAAGTTCAGCCTAATATTATCGTTCCGCTTGATGACGTAGCATTAGGCGCAGTCTATCCTTATATTCACTCGATTAGTAAACCTCGTGGCCGCAAGCATTGGGTTTACTGTTTTCGAGGTAGTGAGCTTCCACTACGAAGTGATTGGCAAAAAGAATTCGATTATCCCGTTCGCGTAATTCCCACCATTGGGCCGCAGTTGCTCTACTCCGATAACGCGGCCCGAAGCTACGTTACGCTTGACTATAAGAAGATAGTCGAAAGTAAAGACGTTCGCCGCGAAGTTAAAGAGTATGGCGTGCGGTGGGTTTGTAAAGATGCCTACAAGCTCATTAAATTTATTGAGCGAAGTATCGTAGACGCTAAGTTTCTAGCCTTCGATATTGAAACCTACGGCGGCCTAATCACTTGTATTAGCTTTAGCTTCGACGGTTATGAAGGTGTGAGTATTCCCCTTTATGACTCGAAAATACCTAAAGCTGAAATGGCCCTAATCTGGCAGACTGTTGCTAAGCTGCTAAACCATCCAATTCCAAAGACGAATCAGAACATAAAATATGACTGGATTATACTTAATCGTTATGGTTTTAACGTGCGCAACGTTTTCGGTGACACTATGCTACTTGGGCATTGCTTGTATCCGGAGTTGCCTAAAGGTTTGGACTTCTACACATCCATCTACACCCCCATCGGATATTATAAAGATGAGGGAAAAGAATTTAATCCCAAGGCTCATACTCGTGATCGCCTTTATCTTTATAACGCAATGGACTCAATTGCTGCTCATAAAGTTTATTCTGAGCAACTAGCTGAGCTAGAAGAACCTGAGAATGAGAATCTCAAGAAGTTATATCATGAAGAGATCGTTCCGTTAATCCCCATTTACAAGAGAATTGATGAAATAGGAATTCGCCGCGATGATGAGCAAAAAGAGCGCCTTCTTTCTAAGTATACCGATCTGTACGAAAGTAATCTTAAGACTCTTCGCACTCTCGTTAATGATCCCGATTTTAACCCTTCTTCATCTCAGCAAGTCGGAATCCTCGTATACGAACAATTGGGCTTTCCAATTCGCCGTAAAACAGACATCGAAACTGGAAGAAAATCTTACAAGACTGATAAAGATACTCTCGATGACCTAGTGATTAATCATGGGATGGAGAATAAGCAAGGTGTACTTGGGCTTAAAGTAATTGGCCGCGTCATCATTTGCCGGAAATTACGGAAGGTCTTGGAGTATATTAATACGCCGCTTCATCCTGATGGCCGCTTACGTGGTAGTTCTAATCTTGCGGGAACGGAAACGGGTCGAAGTAGCTTTAGTAAAACCATCGACGAAATTCTAGTCCGCGAAGGAAAAGGCTTCAAAGCTAAGAAACTAGGCCGCTCTCTTCAGACCATATCAAAGCATGGGTTTCACGTCGATGAAGAACTATTCGATGACTTTGAAGACGTTTCTATTGCTAGTGACTTGCGAAGTATGTTTGTACCTAGTCCTGGCTATGTATTTCTCGAAGCCGATGGTTCGCAAGCGGAAGCAAGACACGTTGCGGTACTCGCGGAAGATTGGGAACTTCTGGAATCTTTTGATCGCAAGCCGAAAGTACATGCGAAAACGGCAGGCGCAATCTTTGGTATCGACCCAAAAATAATTACTAAAGACTCGCCTACAGTTCCCAAGATCGGTATTGCATACTATGATCTTGGTAAGAGAATACGCCACGCTGGAAATTATAACATGGGGCCTGGCCGCTTAGCCCAAATGACTCACATGAGCTTTCCAGAGTGTAAGCGAATGATGGAGAAATTTCATGAGGTTAATCCTAACATACGCTCGGTATTTCATCTCGGAGTTATTGATGCGATTAAGCGTAGTAGAGTTCTTGTAACTCCATTTGGAAGAAAGCGCATGTTCTTCGGCTATCTAGATGAGTCACTCTATAAAGAAGCCATTGCGCATATTCCGCAAAGCACCGTGAGCGATCATACTAAATTCACAATTCGCCGTGTTCTCGATGAAACTCCCTGGGTTAGATTTCTGGCAGAGCAACACGACGGATTACTTATGGAAGTGCCTAGAGAGCGCGTAATGGAAGCGGCCAGAGTAGTTAAGCGCCACCTTGAGCGGCCACTACGCTATGATCTTTGCACGTTGTATCGTGATGTTGAATTAGTTGTACCTTGTGAAACTGCGTGGAGTGATACTAATTGGATGGAGATGAAGGACTTGATTTTATGAAAACATTCATGAGCTATCTCTCATTAATCTTATTGCTATGCTCTATTGGCTATTTAGTTAATTTACTTCTACCAGAGGCACCACCATGCTTAGAGTATTCAACTAGAATTCAGCCAGTATTAATAGGGAAGGTGTTTGTGCCTATGCCCATGACTTATTGTGCTAAATACGGAGAAATTAAATGAACCTAAAATTCCCCTCTAAATATCTTACGGCCTCCGGTGAAACATTCGTTCTCATTGGAGTCTTTGATGGCAAAGTCTTAGGAGTTAAAGATTATCATTACTTTGACCCTGAGACTTTGAAATGTGTGGACGATAGTAAACATGATTTGGTTGAGATGGTAAGAGAGGCGAAGGATTTATGAGTGATAAATTGCTTCCAGCAGTAGATTATAAATTTTTAGCCTCTTGTTTTGAACTTAAATCCTGGCCTAAAGAAGATGAAGCCATTAATGAGTATCAAGCAATGGCTTTTAGAGTAATTACTGACGCATTTAGGCCAGATTCTATCTCAAATAAGCTAAGCCCAAACATTATCAAACATAATGCGACTGTTTGGATAAAGCAAGCAAGGGAAATGGGGTTTAGCGCGGGCATTGAGTCTGAACGGCGCTCTTGGAAAGATAAAATAAGAAAGATGTTTGGAGTAGAATAGTTGAACTTTAACCCCAATGGACTTCATTTCTCAGTTCATAAATTACACGAGAGACTATGAATCCCCTACAAGTTTTTGGAGGTGGGCCGCGTATGCCACCGTAGCTGCAACACTTCGTAACAATGTTTACTTTGAGCATGGGCTTAGGCGAACCTACCCGAATCTCTATGTTGTTCTTTTAGCAGACTCGGCAAAGTACCGCAAAAGTGGCCCGTTTGGTCCTATTACGAGCTTGCTCAAAGAAATGAAGAGTACCAAAGTAATCGTAGGCCGCACAAGTGTCCAGAGTATTCTCGATGAACTATCTCAGAATAGCGGTGGCCTTAAAGGGGGATCATGTCTTTTATGTGCTGAAGAAATGGCGAGCTTCTTTGTGCAAGACCCTGCGCTCATTCCGTTAATTACGGATATGTATGATTTTCGGAGTGAGTTCCAGTATAATCTACGCTCAGGAAAGATCAAGATTACTGACCTTTGCGTAACTATGTTGGCCGCGTCGAATGAGACGTTTCTAAGGGAGGTATATACTACTGCTGCGGTTTATGGAGGATTGTTAGGCCGCACCGTGATGGTAAAGCCTGATGAGATTCGTGAGCCAAATTCGCTTCTTGATGTTAATTTGAAGCAGTACGATACTAAAGATTTATCCAATAGCCTTTACAAGATTAAGCTCTTAAATGGCCCTGTCACTATCACTGAAGATGCTAAGACGATTTACAATATGTGGTATCAGGCGCTATATAAGAGTTATGAAAAGATCGCCGATAGAACTGGAGTAACTCAGCGTATGCACACGACAGTATTAAAACTGGCGATTGTGATAGCTGCGAGTTACTATAGCACAGAGATAAATGAGCATCACATGAAGGAGGCGATTGAACAAATAACCAAGCTGAAAGCAAATTACGAGGTATACGCAATGAGTAGCGGAAAATCAACACAAGCTGAAATCGGAGCGCTTCTACTGAATTCTCTTTGGAATACGCCAAAGCAAGAGATGAAAAGGGAGGATGTACTACGCAACTATTGGCACATGATGAGCGCTGAAGATTTGGACAAGCTAATTACAACACTAGAACAAGGTGGTTTGATTGTGCTTAATCATAGCACCAACGGAAAAGTCAGCTATGGCATGACTGAGAAATGTAAAGAGATTTATAGGAAGGAGAATGGATAAAGATGCTTCTTATTGTCATAGCAAATGCTGAGACATATATTACTGAAATTCCTGACCCACCTGAAAAGGTTCGACTAGCTAGTGCTGAGATATTACAGCATGATATTAAGCCCGCAGTTGAGCCTAAAATGAACCGATGGCTCAGTTATACAGAGTCGATAGAACTCTCAGAACAAGTTAGGCTGTTTAAGGAGAATGGATAAAAATGAATCTTAATGACTATGCAAGCGAAGTACATAAAGCTAACCAAAAATGGTGGAAAGACCTAGTGACTGGCGAGCCGCTTAAACGAAATTTTGGCGAGCTTATCGCGCTAGTTCACTCAGAATTAAGCGAAGCACTGGAGGGCCATCGAAAAAATTTAATGGATGATAAGCTGCCAACGCGCTTGATGGTTGAAGTTGAATTAGCAGACACAGTTATTCGCATTTTGGATATTTGTGCCGCATACGAATTTGATCTGGAAGGTGCTTATCGTGAAAAAATGCAATATAATGCTAAACGCTACGATCATTCAAATGAAGGCCGCTTAGCCCCGAATGGAAAGAAATATTAAGGAGAACCCATGCTTATCCCCAACGAATCACTGCTTTACGACACGGATGATAAGAAACTCTACACCGTGCCGAATATTACCAAAACACTTGACAATGGCGACATTGTAACTACGCCAGTCTATGAGTGGGAAAAAGGAAAAGCCCTTGGAGACTATACTTTTAACCTAGTCCCCAAGAGCTATAGGCTTGGATTTATTCCAACGATGAATCCGAGTGTGTTTGAAGATGTGACGTTCTTTGCGACGGAACTAACCGTAGGTAAAGTGCTTAGAAAGCTGGATAATAAATTTAATGGGGTTACTTTTGGCTTTGAGGGAAATTCAGTAGCCCCTAAAAATTATAAAGACTATGTAATGCTTGCGGCTAATGAGATCGGAAGAGCACACGTCTGAACTCCAGTCACCGATGTATCTCGTATGCCGTCTTCTGCTTGAAAAAAAAAA